ATGTAGGTCTTAAGGCATCTCCCATTAACTCACCTTTGCTAGGATAGTTACGGAAATAGTCTGCACCTTTTTCATCTTTGATTTTTTGTAGTTCTGCAATGAACTTAGCATTATGCTCTTCGCCGTAGCCATAGTCTTTGCTTTCGTCTTCTTCAACAACATAGTGCTCTTGCTCTTCATTGTTTAAAACTGCATCTTCTTCGCTAACTTGTCTGTCTACATCTGCTTCAGCTCTTTCTTCTGCTTGTTCTGATTGAAGTCTTCTTGGATCTTTTACATCATAACATAAAACTCTGTCATGGTCTATACCTAAATTGACTGCTAACCAAACTTCTAATATTCTACTATTGACAGGATAACCTACTACAACATCTGTACTGCAAACTTCAGAAACAAATTTAACTCCCTTAGTTCTTGAAAACTCAACTGGGTTTTCTGAAATTGGTTTACGTTTAAAATCTGCTACACTTACTACGTTGTATTTGCCTAATGCTTTTTCTATAACTGCTAAATGATCAGCATTACAGTCAGCGGCAATTTTAACGCGGTATGAATATTCTTTGTTTAAACTTTCTGCTAAAAAATCTTTAAATTGCATGGTTAAAATCTCCTGTTACATGTATTTATCATTCTTCCATAAAAAAAGGCACAATAAAATGTGCCTTTTTAAATTTGCTTAACTAAAAAATTATGCTACTGTTAAACCAGTACCTAAAGTTACAGTTGCGCCACTGAAGTCATAACTATTAACAGCGGATGTTCCGATTGCTCTTAGTTGTGCTTGTAATGAAGCCGCATCAAACTGACTTCCGTCAACGATTGCATGGATTTGTCCAGCATTTGCTGTTGGAATTACATACATTAAAGGTTGTATGTATTGCATTGCTCTTTCAACTGCTTCACCAGTTGCGTCATCTTCTGCTTGTAGATCTGCACCTGTGTCAACTAAAACTGCAACTAGGTTTGCTTTATTAACTAAAGTACCTGTTACAAATTCGGCTACACCTGCGCCGTTTCCTTTTGATTGTGCCATTTTATTCTCCTAAATGATTGCGTGGAAATACCACTATAAAACTATTTATCATTTTCTCCGAGTATCTTAAGTAAATCGTTGCGACTAAGTGCCGTTGCACTGAAGTCTGCATCGCCGCCCTTTGCTTTAACCCTCTGATCTAAATTTGCTTTCTTTAACATTAAGTCAACTTGTTTTAGTTTTCTAGATACTTTGCTGTCTTTGGCTTCAAGAGCAATTTTTAGCATGTTTGCCGCATTGTTAAACACACTACCTGCCGCCATATCTGTCATGTTCATACCAAGACTCATTAACTGTTCGTAACTTTCAACTGCCTGTACAGCAATGTTATCCATTTCTTTATCATGTTCTTCCATGCCTCTAACTTCTGCTAATGCATTGTTAATTTTTTCACTAACAGTTATTGCATCTTCGACAGTTTGTATATTTACGGGTTCATGTTCTACTTTTTCAGCCTCAATGGCTTCGTCCATAGGTGGTAAATTAAATTCTTCTTCTAGTTTTTTGGTCATACTACTATTTATATTATTTTTGTAGTGAGTTTAATATAAATGATTCGTGGAGGTTTAGAATTTTTTCTAAGAATGCTTTATGTTCCTCAGGGTAAAGATGATTGCCGCCCCTGTGTTTCATATCTGCTGGACTCGTAATCATTCTCTTTACGTCACCTAGATCTATAAACCTAACATGATCCGAATTGTTTAGTAGTAGTTGCGAATCTAATTCGTTATTTGTTGTATAAACATAAAGAATGTTTATTCCTCGCATTTTACACACATTTGATAGAAAATTTATGTATGCATATCGATCATAATATTTTTTATAAGTAGGTTGGTGTAAGAAATACTTAAAAGCATCAGGTGTGTGTCCTTTACTATCGTTAGAATGGACATTAAAAATCTCTTGGTCATTAAAAAAATCTGAATCATTGTATCCGCTGTCCGCAAAATAATAATCATCTGTTTCTCTAGTAGAATACATAATTCTAACGTTTGCTGTTATATAAAAAACTAAAAATTTTATGCCTTTATTTTTAGTTATGTGATCTATTGTCTTGGCTACAGTGGCATCTACACTTGCACCTGGCCATGCAATTTCTGTTCCTGTAATGTTTAATTTATCTATTAATAATTCTACAGCACTTACTCCATTAGCATATTTTTTGTTGCCTAACGGAGTACTAAATCTACCAAAACTGTCTCCGGCACATAAAAGCATCGGTACTACTTAACTCTCTTTTTAGTAATACGTTTCTTTGGATTACGTTTTTTCTTAGTTTGAAATATTTGATCTTCGTTAACTACTTTAAATCGTATGCCTTTGCGTTTGCACCATTCTTGTGCGGCTGTCCACTTGGCGGCATTTAATGCCACTTGCGTTTGATTCCTACTATTAGTTGCATTTTCCATTGTGGTTTGATTAGCAGGCTTTATTTCTATAAGTTCAACATGCTGAGCACCATTTTTATCAGTGTACTGTATCATAAAATCTGGAACATAGTTGTGGTACTTACCGTCTAGGGGACTTCTATAAGGTATTCTAACATTCTCACTTGCCCATTTATGTATGTTAGGATGTGCGTCGCACATTCTCATAAATGCTAACTCCCAACTACTTCGGTACACTGGTGGCTTGTCACCAACATACTTGGAACGGTTTTCCACAAGGTATTTGCCACTTGCAAACTTTTTACTGTTCATGGCTGAATTAAATTGTTAAGTCTGGTATTTTTAGAATTATTGATTGCAGTAGTGACACTAATTCTGTTGCCTGCTGGTCGAATATTATTCATTGCATCATAACTATCTTGAGTTAATGTTAATGCTTTATCAGGATCATCAAAATATGTTAGAGGATTGATACCTTCTGATTCTGCAACTTGTAATAATACAGTTGCCATTGTTTTTGCTTTTGGTTTTTGGAATCCTGCAACTATTAATTTTTGCATTACTTGATCAAGTAACTGTCCATCAATTGACTTATCAAAAGAAACATATCCTGCAAGGATATCTGAAGCCGCTTCTGGAAGAGGAAATGCTATTGTGCTATTTTCGAGATATGCATGTAGTGTTCCTTCACTGATTGAATATTTTACCTCGTTACCAAACGTTTCGTATAAACTAGAAGATGGCATTATGAAGGTGCTCCGTCACCATTATTAGGAGCAGTAGGGTCTATTTTATTATCTTCACCAACTGCTTCTGCAACTTCAGTACTTTCTTCTGTTGCGTTGTTTTCAGCAATAGCACTACCTATTGCTGTTGATATGTTATGAACTGCTGTACTAATAACTGCATCTTTAACATTCTGCCCTCTAAGTACTGCAGATAAGGCCGAATCTGCTATATCGCCTAAAATATCACTGCCAAATAACGAACTGTCTGCAGATGAACCTGCTAAGATTCCCTCTCCTATTTCGTTTGAGTATGTTCCTGAAGGTGATTCATTATCTGGTGCATTATTTGTTTCTGTGTCATCACCTGTTCCGGTGGCTGTTGCGTCTTCCTGAGTTCCGTTTGCGGAGCCGTCTGGATCAGTTTTTGGATCTGCTGGTGGTACTGGAGATGCATATGCTGGTTGTGAACTCCTGGCTTTACTGTCTTCTTCTGATCCTAAGTATCCTAGTGTTCTTTCGTTTGCTTTTTGTAGTACTAATGGCTTGGTTTCTTCACCACCTTCAAATAAATCGCCTGTAATTGCGCCTAGTTCTTCAAATCTGTCTACGTCTTCAGCCGCTAAATCAAAGTTTAGTTTATTATATACTGTAAATTTTTCATAATCAAATGTCATTGTAAATTCTTGCACATCACTTGAGGAATAATCTATACTACCTGGTTTGAATTCTGACATCATTGGATTTATAATACTATATTGGACACCTTTGTTTCCGTGGTACAATACATAATCAATGCGTTCAAAAAATTGTGCAGAAGCATTTAAGTTATAACCAGCGGCATTAGAATCAAACTGGCTGTTGTTACTGGTAGTACCATATGACGAATTAATGTTTTCTACTCCGCCTTCTCTGATATTTCCGGCGGCTATGTCTCTGTCATCAGTTTTTTGATTATTACGAGGATCCATAAAATGATATGAAAAATATTTCATTAATGTAGTAATCCATTCATTACCTACAGTATCAAAGACTGTCATACTCACAGGATTATATGTAACACCTGTGTTTACAATTCTTTTTTTGTTATATGCATTTTTAGTTTCAGTTTGGAATACAACAGAAGGTAAATCAGCAGTTCTAACTAAACTACTGATTTGTGTTCTAAATTCATTGGTTGATTGGTCGCCATAAAGAGTAGCATAAAGCTCACGGTTAAGTATAAAATTTACATAACCCTCAAACTTTTGTCTTGGCGGATTAACACCGGGCGTTAATCTTGCGGCATTCCTAAAATCTCTAAGTAGAAATTTCTGATCGCCACTGTATTTTCCTAAAAAGTCTAAAGCCATCTGCTAACTCCTAGCATGGCTAGTCTTACGCTCTGTTAGTACTAACTGAACCTGCTGTTGGAGCCGGACTTAATGGTGAAGAATCTGTATCATATTGTGTTGCGTTATCATACTTGATAGTCATTACGATCTGAACAGGATCTGTTGCAGAATAGTCTTGATCACCATAGTTAACATTAGTAAGGAAACATCCTTCTAATACCCAATACTCAGTTGCTTCTGTTGAACTACCATCTAGTACTTCAATTGCTGTTTGGAATTTGTAATCTGAACCAGCACTTGGTGTTGTTTGTTGGAAATGGTTAAATTGTCTTTGCAACTGTCTACCGATTGCCTTAGAAGTACCATTAGTCATGTCGTCCCTTACAGTTACAGTAATTGGGTCCCAGGTATGTTTACCTTGGATATATACTCTTGAGTTGTAAGAATCAATTGTAACTTCTTCGTGAGTTAATTTTGGTCTTTCTACTGATTGTACGTTTTGAGTAATAACTAAGTTATCACCTGCAACTGCACCACCAAAGCCTTCAAAGAATGTTACTCTAAATCGATACTTTAGTTTTGGCATTAATATGCCAGTTCCGGTAGTACTGTCACCAGTTGGTACTCCGAATTTATTTAATGTTGGTATAGCCTCTAATGCCATTGTATTTCTCCTACGTTAATAAAATAATAACGATAATCGTTTATATGCAAATATTTATCACTTTTGGCTCAAATATATTAAAGTATGTTATTATAATCACAAAAAAAGGCGCCTAATGACGCCTTTTAGTGTTAAGTTTAACTTATGCAGTCGAACCAAGAGTGTTTTGTACTCTGATCGGAATGTAAATAAACTCGATTGCTTTGATAGGCTGTATAGCAATATCAATGTGCAATTCGTTTCTGTCAATCCTTTCTGCGGTGTTATTTGTTGTGTCACAAACTGTAACAAAGTCAAATAAACCTCTTTGAGTAACAAGGTTTGCTAAGAATCTATCTACGATTGCTTTAGCGTCTGCTCTTGTAGAAGCATCGTTTGGTTCAAACAAGAATGGCTTAACTAAATCATCAAGTCTTTCTCTTATGTAAACAACTAAACGTGCAACGTTAACTCTGTCTAACGCACTTGATGTAGGACTTAAAGTCTTTTGTCCAAATACGTTAATGCCTCTTCCTGGGAAGTTAGCAATTGGGTTAACTTTGTTGCTGTATAGACTGTCTCTTTGACCTTCATTCAATGCAACTGCTTTAAATTCACCTGTTGCTCTATCTAAGTAACCAGTTGAAGTAGCATTACTAACGATACCTCTTTGGAAACCTGCTGGAGCAAACCAAGGGAAAGCAACCTGGTCGTTATAGGCCAGTGTTCTCAATGCAATTGAACTTGAAGGAACAACAATGTTGGTTCCGTCTAAGTTTGTTGACATACCATGTGGGTAGTAAACAGCCGC